CCCCCGCAAAGCCGCAGGCTTTGTGGGGAGAGGAGGAGCAACGGAGCGGGCGAGCTTTTGACGCTGGCGTCAAAACGAGCACAGCGCAGTTTGCGACGACGAGGGATATACCCCGTTTGAAACTGCGACTTTTCGCGCGTGACCCCACGCCCGTTGCACATCAAAAAAGCTGTGGAGATTTGACTCCCCCTACCGGGTTCCCCAACGGTCTCCATCTTTTGCAGTGATGGTAGAGTGACAGGAAGTACAAAGGGACATAAGATTGCTTCTATCATGTGTTCCACCTCTTGCAAGAGGAAGAATGTGATGCACCTCGGTTGCTGGGGTCAGCTTTCCTTGTCTTTTACACTCCTCGCAAAGAGGATGAGCCGCAATGTAGCGGTCACGTATTCTTTTCCATGCACGACCATATCGCTTACGGGTTGCTGGATCGCGGTCATACTTTTCATACCGTGCGGCTTCCTTTTTAGCATGTTCTTCACAAAACCGTCTGTCAGTCAGTTCTGGACAACCAGGATAAGAGCATGGTCGCTTAGGTTTCCTTGGCATTTCGTACCTCCTTTGGACATGCAAAAAGCCCCCGCGGTATTTCCACGAAGGCTCTCTACAATTTTTCACAATACCATTGTATTATGGATTTCTAATAAAATCGTCCATGATATTACTCATTACTTTCCATAGAGTAGTAGCGCAAGATGCTGAAGCGCTCGATTCTTTTTGTTGTATGCAGAAGAACGTTCAATATTAAAGTGATCACAAATGTTATACACTGCATCAATCTGCTTTTGTTCATCATCCAAATAAAACTCCTTTAACACATACTGCTCATCTTCTGTTAAAGCATCCCATGCCGGTTGAAACCAGTCCATGTATTCCAGTGCTTGACGATAACGTTCTTTCAATACATCAATTTCATTGATGCAGGCAATGAGCCTTTTCTCTCCAGCTTTTGGATCATGGGTCGATGGCATGCCATTTAAAACTGGAGAAGCTGGGCAACTCATTTCTTCGTTGAGGGTTGCAATGTCCTCATCGGTATGTTCTATGATGTACTTCATGCTGCTGTAATCTTTTAGGGCATTAATTGCCGCTGCTCTTTTATCTAAATATTGCCAGACAATGTTCATTTTATCAGACCTCCTTTAGTGTAGCTTTAACCGCATCTATCAGTGCGGATTGGGTATTGTTTTTATCATTTAAGGCTTGCATTACACGTTCATCAATGGTGCCTTTGGCAATCAAGTGATGAATCACTACCGTTTCTTTTTGTCCTTGCCGCCAAAGACGGGCGTTGGTTTGCTGATAAAGCTCTAGACTCCAAGTTAGGCTAAACCATACAAGAGTTGAACCTCCAGCTTGCAAGTTCAGTCCATGTCCTGCTGATGCTGGATGGATGACTGCAATGGGGATTTCTCCATCATTCCACCTCTTAATAGAATCGCTAGTGGATAATACCTCAACCTCAAAGCGCTTTTGTATTCGAGATAAATCATGCTTAAACCAATAAGCAATTAGAACTGGCTTGCCATTAGCGGCTTCGATTAAGTCTTCCAGTGCATCCAGCTTACGGTCATGTATATGAAGGACTGTACCTTGGTCATCATAGACTGCTCCGTTTGCCATCTGCAGGAGCTTGCCTGAAAGAGCCGCTGCATTGGCAGCAGTAATTTCCTCACCTTTAACAGTTGTAATTAAATCCCGCTTCATAGTGTCGAGGGTTTTCATTTCTTTTTCAGAAAGATTTACAGGCACTTCGTTTATAACCAGCTCCGGTAACTTCAGGTAGTCTGTCCCTTTCATGCTAATAGTGATGTCAGATATACGCCTATAAATAGCTTCTTCTGCTCCCGGTTTTGGTTTGTAGGAGAAGATCACTTGTTGATTACGTTTATCTGGTACAAAGTAATCCTCTCGATATCTGCCAATAAACCTGCCTAATCGCTGCCCCATATCTAATAAGCGATACTGTGCCCACAAATCCATTAATCCGTTGGAGGATGGGGTTCCAGTAAGTCCCACTATCCTATTTACCTTTGGCCTAACTTTCATTAAACTTTTAAATCTCTTGGCTTGATGAGATTTAAAAGAGGACAGCTCATCAATTACCACCATATCAAAATCAAAGGGAATTCCACTTCTTGAAATTAGCCATTCCACATTTTCTCGATTGATAATGTAGACTTGAGCTCTTTTCATAAGGGCTGTTTTTCTCTGAACCTCCGAACCAACTGCTACGGTGTATTTAAGCCCCTTTAGGTGATCCCACTTTTCAATCTCTGCAGGCCATGTATCTCTGGCAACTCTTAGCGGTGCAATAACCAGAACCTTACGAACAAGAAAACTGTCCAGTGTTAAATCAAAGATGGCAGTTAAAGTTATGACACTCTTACCTAAACCCATATCTAAGAGCACTGCTGCTATAGGATGATTGAGGATATACTCAGTGGCATAAACCTGATACTCATGAGGCTTGTATTTCATGAAGTATCCCTCCAATCTGATCTATATGGTCCAGGCAGAACACCAAAAAACCAAGTGCCTCTAACTGTCTTTTTCGCTTTTCCTGTAGAGGCCTTAAGGTTTTACCTGGTGCTTTTACCTCAACAAAGGCGATTTTTCTACCCGGTAAAAGAATCAACCGGTCTGGCATTCCATCAAAACCAGGTGAAATAAACTTTAGTGCGAGTCCTCCCATACTTTTTACTGCTTTTACTAATTTCTGCTCAATATATTTTTCTCTCATAGAACCTCCTTGTTCCTTAAATCCAAAAAGTCTCTATACGCGCGTATATACGCGTCTGCATGCGATTTCTTATTTATATCTTTATAATCATTTTTAATAATAACTTTTGGAACAATGGAACAGAGGTAATAAAGTAGACTGCTACACAAGGGGTTATCTCCTGTTCCCATGAGGTGTACCAAAAGACTGTTTTTGTTCCACCGGAACAGGTAAAATTTGTTCCAGGGAAAAAATTGTTCCATGTGTTCCAAACTAAATCATTCTTTTGGAACATAAACCCACTGTGGTCCATAAAGCGGGATACGTTCTTTTTTAACGAGACCTGTCCAGCCTCCAATACTCGCCATAATAGCTGATATTTCATTACCATCTACTCTTCGAAGGTTGGCTCGATCCTTTCCAAAGCATTCACACCAAATTTCCATATTAGAAACAGATTTTCGTTTCCAAACACCAACCCTTTGGCTTTCACCAAACTCAGTCCCGTTGATATAGGCTCGACGTTCATATAAATCCATGGTGTCCCAATCCTGAGGTAAAAGCATGTCAAGGTACTCTCTAACCAAACCTTCTCGCTCATCGGACTCCATAGCTTCTCGCTGTTCTTCTTTTGCAAGCTTCTCAAGACTGGCATCAAGGTACAATTTTTCTCCAGCCTTTACATAGGTAAGAGCCTCGGCCCATATCTGCAGAATTTCATCCTGCTCTAACTGCCATGACTTTTTTGTACCATTTCCCGGAGTCTTTACCGGCCAGAAACGACGGTTTCCTGTGGTATCCCGCAAATAGCCTTTTTCAGCATTAGTGGTACCAAAAAAGACACATTGTCTTAAGTGAGGAGTAGCTCTCTTGCCAAAGCTGGCTCGATAAATATCATTCTGGCGAGACAGGAAGCTTCTAAGTGTTTCTACTTCTGCTTTTTTCAGTCCAGCCAGCTCTCCAATTTCTAAAATCCAGTAACCTTGTAACTTTTCTGCGGCGGTTTTATCCTTGGTATCTGACAAGCTCAAACTATCAGAAAACCAGTCTCCACCTAACTTGGCTATAAGAGTACTTTTTCCAACTCCCTGCGGGCCATTTAAAACCAACATGGAATCAAACTTGATGCCTGGAGTCAGTACACGAGAGATAGCCGCACATAAAGTTTTTCTTGTCACAGCTCGAACATATGGGTTATCTGATGCACCTAGATAATCGATTAGCAAGGTATCAACTCTCGGTATCTTATCCCATTCAGGGAGTGCATCAATAAACTCACGAATCGGATGATAAGACCTGTCGTCAGCGACCTTCGCTACCGCTACATCATAGTTTCTTGCAGAGAAGGTCCCGTAGTGGGTGTCAATGTAGCTGATTAGCTGGGCATCATCTGCATCTCTCCAGAACTTTGATGGATGTGGCCAAGGAACCTCACCTTTAATTTCAAGACTATCTGATAGCTGATTAAACACAATGCTTTTCAGGTTTGGATCATTTTCAAGTATCAAAATCAAATTTCTAAGGGTATTTTTAACTGTTCCTGTCTTATCAAGCTCCAGCTGCTTTTCCCAATCTTCATCAATAAACTCTTTTTCAGCCTGAGCCTTTCGTTCTTCTGCAAACTGCTCTTTTACCCGTTCATCCTCTAAAGCCAAATCTGTCATGGCTCTAAATGAAGGTAGTTTACTTGGCGGTGTATTTTCTGCGACCTTTTCATCTAAGTCCCGAAACTTATGCACTCGGACCAAATCAAATGCGTTTAGCAACATTCCACATGCTGGATCGGTAGCATGATGGCTATAAGCAAATTTACCGTCATAGATTACCAAGCCCGCTGAAGAATCTGCTGGAATATAATCAAATCGGCCATTCATGGTACTAGGTTCATATACATCCAGTAGAAAAGCTTCGATGGCTTCTTCAATGGTATAGGCCCTGCAAAATGCCCCTATAACTCCTTCTTTACTTAAGGGATCTGCTTGTTTAGTTATTTTTCTTTGCACTACCTCAGATTGCCGACTTGAAACTGGCCACATTGAAGTATCCCGCCAGTCTTCATATTTTGAAAGATAGCCATCTGGGTCCAATAGTTCACCGTCTTTCTCTTTAAAGACAAACTCTCCATCTGACGGTGTAGAGGGCCAATACATTAATCTCGAAGGTTCATAAGTGGTGTCATCGAATAAATCAATCCCAATCTCCTTTGCAACCATCCGACCAAGGGCTGGGTATTCATCCTCTGTTACTTCTCTTTTAAGTGGAATAATCAGTCTTAATCTTGGTGCATCTGGTGTATGTTTATGGGTAGAATAGATGCAGCATTTGAAATCATATAACGCTTCAATTTGCTCCCAAACCCCTGGTTTGGCATAATCCATATCTAAAGTCAGAAGGGAACGGGAGAGGACATAACCATTTCTGCGTTTTCCTTCACGAAGGGCTCCTCCCACAAATCCTCCTACATCTTTTATTGAGTCCTGTTGAGCGCGACTCATTTTTCGGAACTCAGATACAGTTTCTGTTGTTCGTATGGTAGATTTAACTCGTGAGATAAAGTCCTCCCATGTGATATCTTTGTTCTTCCACTTTTTATCCATTCGGCTGTTACCGATTGCAATTTTCATAAACTGTCAACCTCCTGTAACTTCTCATTAAAATATCTGATCAACTGTTTACGTTTCTTTGCTTTTTCAATTTCCTGTGCCATCCCCTTTGAAATGGTGTCACCAAATACCCATAGTTCATTACATTTAGCGAGTAAAACCATATTCATAAACATAGCTAGTTCCCGCTCCTGTGGAATGTCATCATCCATAAACTGAGGAAATAGCAAGTGAGGAGCAAGAGGAATACAATTTCTCTCCAGTGCAAACCTACAGAAAGTTCGTGCCTTTTTTACATTTATATCAATATCCCCTGAATAAGGAGAACAAATATATACAAGAGGTTTAAAGGCAGAATTTCTTTCTGCCTTCTCCGCTTTAATAACATTAGTAATTGCAGCATAAGGAGTAGGATCATAATAGCCCTCGGAATTAAATTTACTTATGGTCATAGCATTCTTCCTCTCTTACCTTTTTGCTACATTCACTGCAATAAATAGATGTGCTATATAAATCTCCCTCACCCTCTGCAAATACTTCTGAAAGGTCAACATTTACTTCACATTCACAACTTGGGCAAATGCAAAATACATTTTCATCATTTATTTCAACCACTATTTCCATAGCATCGCTAATTTTTTCTTTAACATAAAACATTGATTTTTCCCCTTTTTATATTTCCTTGTTCTTTAATTTTGTAACGTACCATTCAAGGTAACGCTTACGCTGCTCATAATCAGGTACAGCTACAAGCAAACCTACATCAACTTTTTGTAGGGTTTCAAGCATACTTATTTGCTCATCGCTCAGATATGGTCTAATGCTTTTCCCTTTTTCTATTCCGTTTACCAGTCTGAACTGCTTTGCTGACATTCCAATTACAATGCGGTTTAGCATATCACACTCATTACTGAAGTGATAAGGTTTAGGATTGTCATGCAGTAGCTTGATGTTTTCTGTCAGTAAAGGGAACTCCTTACGAGCCGAAACAAGAGTTTTAATGAACTGCTCCATTTCATTAAAGCGTTTGATGTATAATTCTTTGAACTTCATTGCTTTCTGCCCTGTATATCCCATGACCAACATAGTGAACCCATCACGGGTCATGGCATAGGCCTTTTGCTTTCTGTTCCAACCATCTGTATATGAGATTGGCTCAAAATTGAGCCGAGCAAATTCTTTACTCAATCCAGATTTGGGGTCAGTGATTTTGGCAATGTCACGAAGGACATTTTTATGTTCTTTTTCAAAACGCTCTGCCACATATAGGCTATCTACTCTTGCAGTATCCTTTCTGTCAGCGAAAATTCCATATTTGTCCTTGGGTATCAATTCTTTCATAAGAGAACCTCCTGCTTATAGTTGTAGAGCAATAAAACATGCCCTCAGCTATAAGCAAAAAAAGAGAAGGCATCGAACCCCCTCAACTTAATCTTTTTTATAAAAATTACATTCAAACCCATCTGCACGAAGCAAAAGTCCCTGAGCCCAAGGCGGTGTTTGTCCCATAAGAGCACAAATATCTGGAACGGATGTTTCTATTGGAACCTCCAAAACTACCTCATCATGGACATGCATTACAATATCAAAACCATTTTCATTCAATCTTCTCATGGCATAGCAAAGAATATCTCTTGAAAGAGCCTGGACGATATTCTCTACAAACTTAGGACCATAACTTTCAATGCGCTCCCATTTCTTTGTGGCACCAACTCCTTCATAAGTCACTGCTTCACTGCCAAAGCTATTAATACCTATTCTTGGCTTGACATAAGTAAGTTGTCTGCCAGAAGGAAGCCATATTAAAAGCATCCCGCTACGATACTCAAAACGGATACGGTGGGTTTCGGTTCTACACCTTTCTGTTACAGCTTCTTTGACAGCACGATCAACATCCCACCAAAGTCTAACAATATTAGGATTTGCATTCCTCCAAGCATAGACTAGCGGTTTTAATTCTTCTTCGGTAAGACCCATGTCAAGTGCACCCATTGCTTTTAATGCACCTACTGACCCTCCATAGCCACAGTTATGAACTAACACATTTGAAACAGTAAATCTATGATTCTTACCTGCATTTAATATGTCATAAACTCTAACCTTGCTTGGATTAATCTCCAGTTCTTTCTCTGTTCTATAACTGACATTTCTGCTGATGCTATAATTTCTTCTCTTGTCATGCCATTGGATATCATCCTTGTAACAACACTTCTTGCATAGGGCCAATTTTCTTGTTTGAAATCTGGGATTACTGATATTCTTCTGTTGGCTTGATTTATACTTCTTGGAACAAAACGAATATTGCCCTTTTCGTAATTTCCGTCGTTGTCTATCCTGTCCATCTCTAAATCTTGGCGTACATTTTCTACATTTTTCAATATCCATATCCCCGCACTGAGAACTGAGGGAAAATTGAATTTTATACCCCTTCCCCCATATAAATGGTAATTCCTTGCCTTTGGATTCTCGCAACGCTGCTTTGCGGCAGCAAGTCTTTTCTGTAGCCACAAAGGTATCTTCCTTTGTTGAGAGCATCTCTGGCAGCCTTTTGATTTTCCAGATTTTAAGCTGTTTAAATTTTGCCACTGTATACTGTGACAACCTGTGCATTGTGTTAGGACATAGCAATGATTCATCTTTGCATTCCATCTTTTCTGTGCACTTATTATTTTCACCCAGCCGTATTGCTCTCCTACCATTTCCGGTTTGTATGAGATGTGCTTTGCAGGTGGCAGCTTCTCCAAATTGTATTGGCCTCGATTTCCCTTTGACCCATACAAGATGGTCTTTTGTAGCTGTAAGTCCTCCATAAGTTATAACCTCCTTTTCACCTTTTGAAATGACACCATCATGTTTTACCCAATCTTCACCATCCCACAATTTATGTTTTGTTGTAATATCTTGAATTGGAACAAGTCCTTTATCCGTTAACACAAGACTATTATGTGCTATACAAGCCAGTTCTGCCTGCTTACCTTTCTGCCTTAAATGTCCGTTAACGCCATTCTTCTCAACAGGAACATTAAACATTTGCGATGCTGAAGCACAATAAATGTCTCCGCCATTTGCAAACACTTCATTTCTCCATGTCTCCCCAGCAAGCCAAGCAATTACTCTAGCTTCAATTGCACTAAAATCAGCAACAATAAACTTATATCCTTTCTTTGGAACAAAGGCGGTACGGATTAACTCGGACAAAACCCCTGGAACAGAATCGTACAATAATTCCAAGGCCTCAAAATGACCACCTCTAACTAACCTTCTCGCCTGCTCCAGATCCGGCAAATGGTTCTGCGGAAGATTTTGAACTTGTATAAGCCTCCCTGCAAATCTGCCGGTTCGATTGGCACCATAAAACTGCAATAGACCACGTGCTCTTCCATCAGCACATACTGCATTTTCCATAGCGGTGTATTTCTTTACACTGGACTTTGCTAGCAGTTGCCTCAGTTCCAGCACTTCACTCAGGTGATCTGGAGCTTCCTTTAATAGTGCCTTAACTGACGCCTTATCAAGACTATCCGTTTCCAGACCACTTTCCGATAGCCAGGTTTTCATCTGGGTCACTGAGTTTGGATTTTCAAGATTAGTAAGCTCTTTTAGTCGGCTTGTGAACTCTTCTCGGGTTTGTTCATCACACTGGATAGCCTTCCTTACCAAGTCTAAATCCAATTGAATACCTCGATCATTAATCTGCTGGTCTAGAATATAGTTCTGCCACTCCTCTTCTGGCATAGGGAACTTCTGAAGCTTTGCCTGTATGGAAAGTTCAGCTTCAACATCTCGAAGGTTATATGCTTTGAAACTCTCCCACTTTTCTAAAGCATGCTCCGGTAGATTGCGAGTTCGGCCTCCATTAGACTGAGTCGCTTTGCATGGAACAGAGAAATATCGGATGAGTTCCTTACCCTCAGTCAGCTTTTTCTTATCTGCTCCTGTTACGATTGCTGCCCCTTCCAGAGATAGAGGAAGTCCTAGGTAGGCTGACCATACCATCGTACAACGCCATGAAGCAGGCTCAAGCCAGACACCAAAATAACGAGACAAGCAGATTCGCTCAAATTGAGCATTAAATGCCCACTTTATAATCTGGCTATCAAGAACTGCATTCTGGATTTCTTGCGGGATCGTTTCGCCACATGCCAAATCAACTACCTGCACAGGACCACCATCTACACTGTAGCCAAAAAGTAGGATTTCAAAATCCGGTGCTTCAGCGTAACGATAGACCCCGGTGTTGGCGAGGTCGACGCTACTATAGGTTTCTATATCAAGCTGCAAGGTTCTCTTGAGAAAAAGTCGTCATCCACGTCAGTGGCAAAGTCATCAGCTGCATTGGTTCTACCGCCTAAAGGCTCACCATCGCGGATTTTTTGAATGTTTCCAAGACCACACGCTATACCCTTATTTCCATTGGAGTTAAAGGCGTAGAAGTTGATACTCACTCTTGCATAGACACCGGAGTACACTTCTGAACGATCAAGGATTGGATTTACGTTTCTGTCTACAATTTGTGGAGCAGTATTGCTGTTTGCATTGATAAAATAGCTGTTGGCATAAGCCTCATCATCCGGACGATCAATGTCGCCATCACGCAGAGGGAGCTTGAGAACCGCTTTATTGGGAATCTTGCCACCAAATTTACCTTTGCCTTCCTCAATAGCAGCATTAACTGCTTCGTTGATAGCACTTAAGGTTTTAGTATCGCTCTTAGGGATAATCAGGCTCACACTGTATTTTTCAGCACCGCCATTGATGGATTTAGGTTCCCAGACATTGGCATAAGAGAGTCGCACAACTCCTGTGATTACTTTCGTTGGGTTCATTCTTTTTGCTGTTTTTGACATAGTTTTATACCTCCATAAAATCATTTTTTGCTGATGATGTGTTCATTTCAGGACGCTTGTCAGAGACTGGTACTAGCGTCGGTTTGCCCGGTGGCTTCATAATTAGTCCACCAAGGACTTCATTAAATTTTGTCTTGCCCATCAATTTCTCCATTTCAGTAATAGTGATGAGACTTTGCTTGTATATGTCCCGATAACCTGCATTCTTTGCTGCTTCTGCAACCGCTTCTTCATCTTTGTATTTACGGTTGGAACGGCCTTCGACTACTTTAAAGCCAGGCCACTTCTTTCCATGATTAACTGCTGCATCTGTCGCATATGCTATAATCTCATTTGCCCAGCTGGTGAGATCACCGATAGAAGATAGAATGTCAGCAATTTCTTCATCTGATAAAAGTGGCGGTAGTGCAAACTCAAATGTAGCCAGTTTCATTTTTGCTTCTGCTCTTGCCCTACATTTCACTGCTGCTCGACAAAATTGACACCATTCTCCAGGGCAGTAGTTTCCGTCACCAGCGAATGCCAGTTCAGCTTTAGGCTTCAAAACTTCTTCAGCCCACTGATACAAGATTTCTTTTGAGACTGTAGACGTGCTGACATTTTCACGACGGGGCTGATAAATTGTCATTGAAACCATCTCGATGTCATAAATACCATCAAAGAGATCCAGTGCACCAAGGGCATATAGTTTCATTTGAGGATTGTCCTCTGCGCTGACTAAGACACCCTGACCATACTTAAAATCAATAATGTGAAGAGTTCCGTCAGCGATAATGACACAATCCCCGGTTCCAAAGCCATCAGGCACATACTTTGAAAAATCAAGCTGCTGTTCTATCAAGATCAAGGGATCACTACAGACCTGAACTACTTGCTCTATAACTTCAAGTACAAAATCTACATAGCCATCAGTGTAGTTCTCCATCTCCTCTGAGTCATATAGGGAAACAGGTCTCTTTGATTCCTTCTTAAGTGCCTTACGGAGCTTGTGTTCACTTAATGCATGGGCAGCTGTTCCTTCTGCTGCAGCTTCACCACTGCTATCATCAAACTCCAGCTCCAACCTTGCAGATGGGGTACAGTTAATCCATCGGTGGGCTCCAGATGCAGAGAGAATTGCATGCTTTCTCATTTCAACCCCTCCGCATCTGCTAAAAGTGCTGCATATTTGCTTGGATCAATCTGACTTAGCTTTGATGCACCATACTTTTCTAGAAGTGCTCTTACCTCAGCTGTAAATCCGTCATGGCTTTTTTCTGCAAGTATCGCCCTTACTTCTTCTAAAGTGACCAGCTTTTCTTCAGGCTGTTTACTAGGCTTTGATTGTTCTGGCTCTTCAATCTCATTAGGTTGATTGCTTCCAATGGCTTCAGCTACAGTCCGCAAACTATCTGCTAGGGCTTGAAGATCTGACGCCACATCTAGAAGAAGTTTAACCCTGCTCATGGCCTACACCTCCTTCCTTGATTTCCTTAATTTCCACAGTCTCGACTGAGTCACCAGGAGTAATTACTAGTAGACTAGCTTTTTTCCCAAACAGGAAGTCAAGCATCCTAGTTCGGATGCTCCTTCTACTACTTTCAATTACTGGGCTTCTTTCACCACCGGACTTTGCCACATTTATTGTGACTTTGTGTTTTAAGCTCATATTCCATCTCCTTCCCGGGGACGATTTATCTGCCCCTCACCGATATGCGAAAAAGAGAGTTCTTTCGAACCCCTTTTCAGAAAAGATTTTTTTATAAAGGGTTCTTGCGAACCAAATTATGATAGATTTTTTCTAAGTCTTTCATAAAGTTTCTTAAGGCGATTGCGAATAGCTGCTTCTGTTACACCTTCTTCTGCTGCAATATCAGTGTTAGATAGTCTCTCAAGATACACTTTTTTGAAGAGGTCTTTTTGCTGAGGTAAAAGACATTCCATTGCCTTTCTTAACTTATCCAACATATCTTTATGTTCAGCTTCATCTTCTGCTTGTATTATTAGATGTTCAGGATTCGCAGTATCATCCGCAAGATACTTATTGCGGTCATTGGCTGCTTCCTCTTCGCCGTCATGATAAGCATCCAGATGTGTTGTCACTCGATAATCATAGCGGCGCTGCTCGTCTACTTCGTCATCATCCATAGTGTGTAAAAGCTCGATGTCTGCTTCGGTGACTCCATCCTCACCTGGAGTAATCACAATCTTTGTTCCTTCAGCTGTGTAATAGATGTAATTAGTTCTCTTCTTTTGGCTTGTTTTGTACGCTCTTGACATGTTTTTGCACCCTTTCCGCCGGACTGCATTGGCGGCAAAGGATACAAAATAGGTCTGTACCAGAAGTACACAGACCTTTTTATCCTGAAAATGAGCGCAATAAGGTAAGGTACTTCTATTGCACCGCAACAATCCTTACGGATTGGAGCGAAACAATATGTATCCTCTGCCCTTATTGCAAATCAGGCATTCGATATTTTTTGTAGACGAGGAAACGGTCTTAATCTAGCTACTTACGAAGGACCTTTCCTTCGTCTAATATTATTGTAAGGTAGAAATGGACAGCCTTGGCGGACACCTCATGCCCGGTTATTTCATACTCAAAATGATGCTTTTCTCCTCATAAACACCTAAAAACAGCAATAAAAAAAGCCATACACAAACCCTTAAAAGGATTCATGTATGGCTCATGTGCCTAACAGCTAAAAAAACGGACATCCCGTGTCCGCTTTTTCAAAAATATTTTGAAAAATTATAATGGATCTGCACCCTGCTTTAGTAAAAAAGCTCGTATTTCGTCCATCGTTTGGGGGTAAAGGTATGTTAGAGCAAAATCATACCAGATATGACTATTGTTATTATGAAAATTTAACCGAAAAGGAGAGTTGTTAATTATATGATAGCTGATTCTAGGTGGGAGATGTAACCCAAGACAAATTAAAATGATTGAATTTAATGACCCTTGTTCTTCACCATTAACGATTCGCCTTATAGTGCGTTCGTTAACCATCGTTCTCTCCGCTAATTCTTTAAATGTTACATCTTTCCACTCACGCACTATTTTCAGACTAGTATGATAGTTAGTTGGCAGTTCACCATATATACGATTCTCTTCCATAAGTTTTGCTGCCAGCATTTCTGCCTTTTTTTCTGGCGAAGCATGCTGATATCCTCTTCCATATACTATATCAAAGGCGATATCTGAAGTTTCATCCCTATTTAAGAAACATTCACTATGATATCGTTCCTTACATCCCGACTTTATTGATAAATCAAATATCAAGCAGCACTCATCCATATGGTTACGTGCATAGTCAGTTAGTACGGTCTCCCCAAATATATCCTGAGTTACATACTTGGGATGGTTTAAAACAAAATGTGCATCAACATATTGGTAACTACCATCCCTTACAAGAGCACTTAATGTAGGGTTGGTAAGTCCCTGAATTGCCGCATCTTCCGCACCAATGGAAAATGTCTGGTTTTTTTCAAGTGCACCTTTCTTGAATCTATGGGGCTTGACATAACGACCATCTATATATGTAAAGGTTCCAATTGCCTCCTCATACCCGGCATCAATCATACGGATTTTAGCTGCGGTTCGGGAGACACAGAAAAAAGTAGCCAAAGCGTCAATAACTGGCTCCATTACATCTATAAGTTCAGATGTTCCTAGTTCCGCACGAAATTGCTTAATATACTTAAACGCTTGGGTTTTAAACATTACAATTGGCATTTGTATCTTCGGGGTGAGGGCATTTGCCTGCCATTCCATCCAATCAGTAGCATCTCTGCTATTGTCTTTTATGCCACCAACTACCTGACACTTGATTCGTGTGACGCTGCTGTTATAGAGCCGCTCCAATTCAAATGCTTTTCTATGCTGATCCCAATGAACACACTCATGCACAATGGTATTGTTAACTGATCCTAGATTGCGTAGGAAGAAAGCTTTTGGATCGACTATAATAGTTCTGGCATCTATATGGGTCTGCACCATTTCGTCACTGTCTTTATCATAGAATACTGCATCACAATCATGAAAGTATAGCTGTCCAAAAACAGAGAAATCCTTTGTAATTTCTCTCATTTCCACTGTAAGACCCATATTTTCTGCTAGTACTTGTGGTTCAATTGCCATTGGGGTTTTTAATGCTTCTGGGTAATGTCTGCGAAGGAAGTCTGTAGCAACAGATTCCAGTTGTTCCTTGTAAATGATAGGTACCAGAGAGTCTGACATAGGTTTGGGCTGCCTATTTTTGCTGGAATACTCAGTTACACTGGAGATTGTAAAATCATCTAAATTGCAATCTAAATCACCTGTGCATTTCAGTATAAACCACTGTCTACAGTTTTCTGATTCATCATAATGATAGTCCGACTCACGGACTTCTAATTCGGCTTCCACAACAACATCAAATTCTATTTTCATATCAGGCAAGTCATTAACAGATACAAACTTTACCTCTATATCTGATAATTCTATGCCTCCAATATTTCGAACCCTATATAGCCTTAAGTCCAAATCATCGTAGTTATCCGTGGTGTAACTTTGTATGGCAGCAAATATTTCATTATAGAATCTATCTGCCACATAGTCCTTAAAAGAATGATTGCCTGCCAAAACACTCCCTCCTGACCCCATATGAATTTATTAAGAAATTTCCTTTGTTTAGAACATTATCCTATAGGTAAATTATAGCACATGTTATCGGTATCTCAATATTTATTTTACATTCGTAAATTTTAATTGTACCTTTACAAACTTTATGATAGACTTTATTTAATAACTAAGGCGAGGTGACAATTATGGCCGTAAGCTATAAAAAACTATGGAAACTCTTAATTGATAAAGATATGAAAAAGAAAGATTTAAGAGAAGCGGCTGGTATTAGTACATCTTCTATGGCAAAACTGGGTAAAAACGAAAATGTTACGACCGATGTGCTTGTAAAGATTTGCAAGGCATTAAAGTGTGATATTTCCGATATTATGGAGATTCAGCCAGATGAATAGGTATCAACAGCTTTTACTTAATAGTTAAGCAACAATGACGCTAATTGAATTATTATGAAAAAACTTAAATTAATAAAATTTTAAAAGTGAGGTTATAAAGATGTATAATCAATTTTTTAATACTGTTCTTGAAGTACTAAAATAAGATGATAAAATGTATTCTGATTACTAAGAAGGTAAGTAATTATATATAGATTTCTTTGCTTACTAAATTGGAAAGAGATTGCAGCCCAGAGGTTGTACGAGGCTGTTCCTGCAGAAAAGGATGGAAAAATTATGAGAAAATATATAGGAAAATTAAAATCGTTATCATACCCACAGATGATAGCACTTGGCTACTTTCTGATAATAATTGCCGGGACATTTTTGCTGTCATTGCCGATAGCCAGCCGCAATAATTTATTTCCCGGATTAATTAATGCACTTTTTACAGCAACCTCTGCTACTTGTGTAACAGGGCTTGTTGTTTTTGACACCTATACACAATGGTCGCTATTTGGACAAGTAGTTATTTTACTGCTGATTCAAATAGGTGGCTTAGGGTTTATGACGGTTGTCACAATGTTTTCTATTTTTTTAAAAAGAAAAATCGGGCTGAAAGAAAAGGGACTTTTACGTGAAAGTATAAATGCTATGTATATCGGTGGGATTGTACGTCTGACCAAAAGAATATTGCTTGGCACTTTGCTGTTTGAAGGTATTGGTGCAGTATTGCTATCATTGAGGTTTATACCCAAAATGGGCTTGCTGGAAGGTATATATAATGGCATTTTTCACTCGGTTTCAGCTTTTTGCAATGCCGGGTTTGACATTATGGGAAAGTACGGCAAGTATTCATCGCTAACAAATTTCGCCGGGGATGCGGTTGTTAACTTAACAATTATTTCACTCATCATTGTCGGAGGAATAGGGTTCTTTGTATGGGATGATATTGAGAAAAATAAATATCATTTTAGAAAATATCAGCTACATACAAAAATAGTTTTAACGATGACCGCAATTCTTATAGTGTCAGGGACGATATGCTTTTATATTTTTGAAAGAAATAACCTTCTTTATGGGATGACTACAGGAGAGAAAGTTTTAGTCTCTCTCTTTGGCGCAGTTACGCCCAGAACAGCAGGCTTCAATACTGTTGACGTTGCATCATTAACCTCTGCAAGTAAGCTTCTGACTATTGTGTTGATGTTTATAGGCGGCAGTCCCGGATCTACTGCCGGTGGGATCAAGACTACTACTTTGGCAGTTATCATGATTTCGCTGTGGTCAAGCTTGAAAAATAGGAATGGTGATAATATATTTGGCAGGAGACTGGAAGATAATGCACTAAAGAGGTCGTCTGCCGTTGTGACAGTCAATATACTTCTTATACTGAGTGCGGCTTTACTTATTAGTGCTACAAATAAAGCTTTAGGACTTGACGCTGTTTTGTTTGAGGTTACATCTGCAATTGGTACTGTTGGTCTTTCTACGGGAATCACAGGTGGTCTGAATACCTTTGCAAAAATAATTATCATACTATTGATGTATAGCGGCAGAGTCGGAAGTCTTTCTTTTGCTTTGCTGTTTACAGAACATGGAGTGACGTCATCTATACAGAATCCGGTGGAAAAAATAAATATAGGATAGGGGTATTGGTATGAAATCATTTTTAGTTATTGGAATTGGACGTTTTGGGAAACATTTGAGCCGTAAGCTGGTTGAGCTTGGAAATGAAGTCATGATTGTTGATAAAAATGAAGAAAATATAAGAGAACTTTTACCCATCGTGACAAATGCACAAATTGGTGATTGTACGAAAGAAGAAGTACTTCGTTCACTGGGCATTGATAATTATGACGTATGTTTTGTCTGTGTTGAAAATGATTTTCAGAGCAGCCTTGAAATTACCAATCTGCTTAAGGATTTTGGCGCTAAATATGTAATAAGCAAATCCAGTCGCGATATCCAAACAAAATTCTTACTACGTAATGGTGCCGATGAAGTTATAGATCCTGAACGGAATATTGCTGAAAAACTGGCGGTGCGCTGCAGTGCAAACCACGTTTTTGATTATATTGAGCTCACAAATGATATCTCCATCTATGAAATTCCGCCTGCAAAAAGCTGGATTGGGAGAAGTATAAAGGAGATAAATTTCAGAGTAAGATACCATGTAAGTATACTGGCAACAAAAGCTGGGAATGATATTTCACCTTTACCTGTTGCCGATTATATATTCAAGCCCGAGGAACATCTTTTAGTTATAGGACGCCGCAAGGATGTAGAAAAGCTATTAAAACATATAAACTAAAAATATGGTAAAATACTTCTACGAGGTGATAATATGAGCAGTAAATACTATTTACGGATGAAAAACCATCCTTATCTTGTTTTCCTTTGTATTGGCTCAGAACTCCGGATACACTGACAATATCATACTAGCACTACAAAAATTGAATATTTTCATGAGAAAATTAGAGAAATTTTAGGCGAAGAGATGAATCAGGAAATTGAGCGTTTGCAGCAAATAATTGATCAATATGATAAAGAAATAAATCGCCTTAATAGAAAAATTAAAGAAACTGGCTTAGCTAAGGAAATGTCAGAGAGAATACTATCACAGTGTGTTAATGTTCGTGGCATTACATCAAACGAGGAACTTGATAGAATTTTTGATACGGATGCTGAGCGAGAAGATTAAATTATACATCCATCCTGTATCCTCAACCCCCTGTAAAAAAGGGGGTTATCTAATCTGGTAACTCAACTATTAATTTTCGGGACGGTTGATATGTTCCCGCAAACAATAAAAATAAGGGTTTCCTGACATTGCCACATCCAGCAGATCGGCCTCGAGAAAAACTAAATGTCTGGAAACCCTTTATTTACAAGCTTTTCAGTTTTTTATTTCTCAACCTTTGACATCAATGTGACGCACTCAACGTGGCTCGATTGCTCCAGATGGATGTCAAAACCCCGGAAAATCAGTCCGTTCGTTCTCGGAAATAAATCCACGGCTTTTTTGACCTCAAAATTGCCATTTTCTCGACCGCGGACGTTCTCGGAAACAGGTCGATGTGCTTGTCCCTACTTATATAATACAGCCGCACATATTTTCCAATCGCCTCGACACTTCGCTCTGAGGGAATATGTCCGAAAATCTGTGGTTTACCATCCACTCGACTCTACTGCTGGATCATGTACAGATACGAATCCCTGTCTGGGTATTCATACGGGAAAGGAAGCTCAT